TACCGCGGTGGCCGCGGCGCTGAACGCCGACACCACGCTGCCGGTGACAGCGGCTGCCGCCGCCGGCGTGGTGACGCTGACCGCGCGCCACAAGGGCGAGGCGGGCAACGCGATCGACGTGCGCGTGAACTACCAGGTGGGCGAGCGCACCCCCAAGGGCCTGGCGGTGGCGATCGCGGCGATGAGCGGCGGCACGGCGAACCCGGACGTGCAGGCGGCGATCACCGCCATCGGCGACGAGCAGTACCACACGGTGGTCACGGCGTACACCGATGCGGCCAACCTGGGCAAGATCGAGGCGCTGCTCGCGCAGCGTTTCGGGCCGATGGTGCAGAAGGAGGGCCACGCGTTCGCGGCGGCGAGCGGCACGCACGGCGAGCTCTCCACGCTGGGTGACAGCCGCAACAGCCCGCACCTGACGATCGTGGGCGCGGGCAAGAGCCCGACGCCGCCCTACGTGTGGGCGGCGGTGGCCGGCGCCGTGGACGCCTACGAGCCGGACCCGGCGCGGCCGCGCCAGACGCTGGTGCTGCCCGGGCTGCTGCCGCCGGCGATCCCCGACCGCTACACGCGCGACGAGCGCAACCTGCACCTGCACGACGGCGTGAGCACGGTTATCGTCGACGCCGGCGGCCAGGTGCTGATCGAGCGGCTGATCACCACGTACAAGACCAACGCCTTCGGCGTGGGGGACATCAGCTACCTCGACATCGAGACGATGCGCACGATCGCGTATCTGCGCTACAGCGTGCGCGCGCGCATCGCGCTGAAGTTCCCGCGCCACAAGCTGGCCAGCGACGGCACGCGCTTCGGCGCCGGCCAGGCGATCGTGACGCCCAACGTCATCCGCGCCGAACTGGTGGCCCTGTTCGCGCAGTGGGAGGAGGCGGGCCTGGCCGAGGGCATGGAGCAGTTCAAGCGCGACCTGATCGTCGAGCGCAACGGCGCGGACCCGAACCGCATCGATGCCGTGATCCCGCCCGACGTGGTGAACCAGTTCAGGGTCTTCGCGGCGCAGGTGCAGTTCCGCCTGTAGCGCGCGCGAAGGGACGGCCGATGAGCATCAGCGTGACGATCCGCAACGACGAGCTGCCGCCGAGCGCGCGGCGCGTGCAGGTGACGGTGGTCACCGTGGGCAACACCGACGCCAACGAGCAGCTGCAGCTGCTGGGCCCGCAGGAGGGCACGACGGTGCAGGTGTACCCGGGGCAGTTCGTGATGGTCGACGAGAAGGAAGGGGCCTGACGACATGGGCATGCGACATTCGATCGCCTACATCAAGGTGGACGGCGCGCTGCTGGCCACGCTGCCGGGCCCGAAGCTGGACCTGGGCGGCCGCGCGCGCACGAGCGTGGTGGGCGACAACGCGCTGCTCGGCTACACCGAGCAGCTCAAGCCCGCGATGCTGGAGTGCGAGATCTCGCTTGGCCAGGGCATGAGCCTGGCGCAGCTGCAGAAGATCAGCGGCGCCACCGTCACCTACGAGGCCGACACCGGCCAGACCTGGGTGATCCGCGATGCGTTCGTCACCGAGACGCTCAACGTCACCGGCGGCGACAACGGCAAGGTGGCGCTGAAGTTCGAGGGCCAGCCGGCCGAGGAGATGGGCGCGTGAGCGTGACCTACCCGCTCAGGCACCCGGTGGAGCTGCGCACCGCCGCCGGCGAGCTGCGCGAGACCGTCGCCGAGCTGACCTTCGACCGCCTGCAGGGCGCTCAAGCGCGCAAGGTGCTCAACGCGCGCGACAAGGGCTCGGGCGAGTTCATCGCCGCGCTGGTGTGCGCGAGCGCGCGCATCCCGCCGAGCACCTACGACCTGCTCGATGCCGCCGACATCTCGGCGTGCGCGGAGATCGCCAGCGATTTTTTCGGGAGTGCCCCGCCAACCTCTTCGACGTGATGGGCGACCTGGCGTGGGCCTTCGGGTGGAGCGCCAGGGACCTCGACGAGATGGGCGTGGACGACATCGTGCAATGGCACGGGCAGCTGCACCGCATCGCCCGTGAGACGGGGAGGCAGCGCTAGATGAGCTCCGAGAGCATGCGCCTGGCGTTCGTGATCCAGGCGATCGACAGGTCCACCAAGGTGGTCGACGCGATCAGCAAGCGCGTGGACAAGCTCGGCGAGCCGGCGCGGCGCGTGGCGGGCTCCTTCCGCGGCCTGGTGCGCGCGGCGGGCTTCGACCGCATCCGCGATCGCATCGACGTGATGAACGAGGCGGGCGGGCTCGTGGCGGGCTGGGCGCGCGGCGCGGCGAGATCGGTACTCGCGATCGGCGCTGCCGGGGCGGGCGCGGCGTTCGGCATCTCGCGCGTCGTCGATGAGGTCGACCGCACGGTCGACACGGCCAAGAAGCTCGGCATCGGCGTGGAGCAGTACCAGCGCATGGGCTACGCGGCCAAGCTCAACGGCTCGAACCAGGAGGAGATGGGCCAGGCGTTGCAGTTCCTGAGCCAGAACATGGTCGAGGCCATCAACGGCAGCAAGGAAGCGGCGACCTGGTTCGCGCGCGCGGGCATCCCGATCGAGCGGCTGCGCAAGATGAACGCGGCGCAGGTGTTCGAGGCGATCGCCGACAAGTTCAGCGCCGTCGGCGACGCCGGCCAGAACGCCGAGAAGAAGATCGCGCTGATGCGTGCGCTGATGGGCCGCGGCGGCGCAGAGCTGAAGCAGGTGCTGGACCTCGGGTCCGAAGGCCTGCGCAAGTTCTACGGCGAGGCCGACAAGCTCGGCGCCGTCGTCGGGCAGAAGGACGCCGAGGCGATGGCCGACTTCAACGACGAGGTCGACCGCATGGGAAGTGGCCTCAAGGGCGTGATGGTGGCGATCGTCTCCAGTGCCCTGCCCGCGCTCAACGACATCGTCAAGCGCACGACGGCCTGGGCCGTGGCCAACCGCGGCCTCATCGCCAAGGGCGTGGCCGAGTTCGTCGAGCGCGTGCTGCCGCGGCTGCCGGCATTCGCCGAGGCGGTGCTGCAGATCGGCGGCGCGGTGGCGGCGGTGCTCGTGGTGGCCGACCAGTTCGCGCAGGCGATCGGCGGCTGGGAGACCGTGATCGCGGTCGTGGCCGGCGTGATCCTGGGCAAAGGGCTGCTCGCGCTGTACGGCCTGTCCACCGCGCTGTGGGGCGTGGGCGCGGCCTTCCTCGCGACGCCCTTCGGCTGGTTCGCCGCCGGCGTGGCCGCCGTGATCGGCCTGGCGGTGCTGGTCTACAAGAAGTGGGAGCCGATCAAGCAGTTCTTCGCCGGCCTTTGGGACTCGATCCTCTCGGGCCTGCGCAAGCTCGATTCGATGATGCCGGAGTGGGTGAAGAAGTACACCCTGCCCGGCATCGCGCTCAACGGCCTGGCGCAGGCCGCCGGGCCCGCGCCTGCGGTGCCGGCGCCGGCGCTGCCCACCGCGCCAGGCGCCGCGCGTGCCGCGCAGCCCGAGCTGGGCGGGACGCTGAAGATCGAGATCGACGGCGATGGCAAGCCGCGCGTGCGGGAGTTGAAGAAGGCGCCCGGCTCGGCGCTCGACTTCGACGTGTACGCCGGCGTGCCGATGGCCGCGCTGTAAATGGGTGCGTGGGGCTGACGCATGACCTGGCGCGAGCAGCTGCGACCGGCATCGTTCCGCGGCGTGCCGTTCTTCGTGGACGGGCACGAGGCGGATCTCGGCCGCCGCGTGCAGGTGCACGAGTACCCGCTGCGCGACAAGCCCTACGGCGAGGACCTGGGCCGCAAGGTGCGCGGCCTGAGCGTGGACGCCTACGTGATCGGGGCGGAGTACATGGCCGCGCGCGACCGACTGATCGCGGCCGTGGAGCAGGCCGGGCCGGGCAAGCTGGTGCACCCGTACCTGGGCGAGCTGAACGTCACGGTGACGGGCTGCAAGCTGCGCGAGAGCACTGCCGAGGGCGGCATGGCGCGCTTCGGGCTGACGCTCGTGGAGGCGGGCGAGGCGACATTTCCGGCCACGCTGCCGGACACCCGCGCCGTCGTACGCACCGCGGCGGAGCTTGCGCTGGACGCCGCCGTTGCAGACTTCCTCGGGCACCACGCGGTGGCGAAGAAGCCGGAGTTCGTGTCGGCCTCGGCCGCGAGCACGCTGACGAAGGCGCTGGACGCGGTCAAGGGCGCGGTCGCCACGGTGCGCAGCGTGGCCGCCAAGGTGTCCGCGCTGGCGCAGCGCATCACGCAGATCAAGCAGGACATCATCAGCGTGGTGTTCGAGCCTGCGCGTGCTGCGCAGGAGCTGGTGGCCGCGGTCAAGCAGGCGGTGCGCGAGGTGGCCTACGGCCCGCGCGAGGCCTTCGACCTGGCGCGCACGCTGTTCCGCTTCGGCTCGGACCTGCCGAACGTGCCGACCCACACGCCGAGCCGGCGCCAGCAGGCGGCCAACCAGGCGGCGATGGTCAAGCTGGTGCGCGTGGCAGCGGTGGCCGAGGGCGCGGCCGCCTCGAGCGAGCTGGAGTTCGAGAGCTACCAGGACGCGCTGTCGGTGCGCGCCTCGATCACCGACGCCGCCGACGAGCTGATGGAGGCCGACGACACCGGTGATGCGCTGTACGACGCGCTGCGGGCACTGCGCGCGGCGACGGTGCGCGACATCACCGCCCGCGCGCCGGACCTGGCGCGCGTCGTCGCGTACACGCCGGCGACGACGCTGCCGGCGCTGGTGATCGCGCACGAGCTGTACGCGGACGCGACGCGCAGCGACGAGATCGTCGCGCGCAACCGCATCGCGCACCCGAGCTTCGTGCGCGGGCAGCGCGCGCTGGAGGTGCTGGCCGATGCCTGACGTGCAGCTGGCGATCGGCGGCGCCGCCTACGGCGGGTGGAAGAGCATCCAGATCACGCGCAGCATGGAGCAGTGCGCGGGCGGCTTCCGCCTCGGCGTGAACGAGCTGTGGCCCGGCCAGGCCGAGGCGGTGCGCGTGCGGCCCGGTGAGGCCTGCGAGGTGCGCATCGACGGGCAGCGCGTGATCACCGGCTACGTCGACAGCGTCGAGATGTCGATCGACGACCGGCAGCACCAGCTGACGGTGGCCGGGCGCGACAAGACGGCCGACCTGGTGGACTGCGCGGCGATCCGCAAGACTGGGCAGTGGCGCGGGGCGCGGATCGAGCAGATCGCGCAGGACCTGGCCGATCCGTTCGGCGTGAGCGTGCTGGCCGACGTGGACACGGGCAAGCCGCTGCCGAGCTTCGCGCTGCAAGAGGGCGAGAGCGCGTTTGAGGCCATCGAGCGCGCGGCACGGATCCGCGCGCTGCTGCTGTTGAGTTCCGCCGACGGCGAGCTGGTGATCACGCGCGCCGGTGCGCTGCGCGCGCCGACGCCGCTGATCCTGGGCACCAACCTGCTCGAGCTGAGCGTGGCGGTCGACATGCGCGACCGCTTCTCGCAGTACGTCGCCAAGGGCCAGGCGCCGGGCAGCGATTTCTTCTCCGGCGCGAACGTGGCGCAGATGAAGGCGCAGGCCGCGGACCCGGAGGTGCTGCGCTACCGGCCGTTCGTCTTGACCAGCGACTGCCCGGACCTGGCCGCCACGCTGGCCGAGCGCGCGCTGTGGGAGGCCAAGGTGCGCGCTGCGAAGTCGCAGCAGGTGGAGGCCACGGTCGTCGACTGGTCGCACGCCACGGGGCTGTGGCAGCCGAACACGCAGGTGCGCGTGGTGGCCGAGGCGATGCAGCTCGACCAGGACCTGCTGATCACGCAGGTGGACCACACGCTCGACGAGCGCGGCACGACGTCGACGCTGCGCATGACCAGGCCCGACGCCTACTCGCTGCTGCCGATGCGCGCTGCCCCGGCTGGCCAGGCCGCCGCGTTCTGGACGATGCCGAAGACGGCAGAGGGTGCGCGATGAGCGGCGCGCTGGCCAGGATGGTCGCGCCCATGAGGCAGCGGCTGCAGCTGATGATCAGCCGCGGCGTGCTGCTGCTGGTGAACGACGCGCTGAAGCTGCAGGGCTTGCAGGTGGCGCTGCTCGCCGACGAGGTGCGCGACGAAGTGGAGCGGTTCCAGGACTACGGGTTCACGTCGCACCCGCACCCGGGTGCCGAGCTGGTGGCCGCGAGCGTGGCCGGCAACCGCGACCACGTGGTGGTGCTGGCCGTCGACGACCGGCGCTACCGCGTCAAGGGCCTGCAGGCCGGCGAGGTGGCGATCTACACCGACGAGGAAGACACGATCGTGCTCAAGCGCGGTCGGGTCATCGAGGTGACCGCCGGCACGAAGCTGCGCATCGACGCGCCGCTGGTGGAGCTGACCGGCGACATGACGGTGGCGGGCACGGTCACCGCCAGCGTGGACGTGGTCGGCGGCGGGGTCTCGCTGAAGCACCACGTGCACGGCGGCGTGGACCCCGGCGGCGGCAACACGGGAGAGCCGGTGTGACGGACATCCGCACGGTCTTTCGTGACCTGGCCGGCGACTGGCTCGTCGACGGCGCCGTGCTGGCTGACGACGACGGCGTGGAGACCGCGGTGGTCATCAGCCTGTTCACCGACCGCCTGGCCGAGCCAGGCGACGTGCCGGCGGGCACGTCCCGCCGAGGCTGGTGGGGTGACGCATATGCGGAAGTCGCCGGAGACCGCATCGGCTCGCGGCTGTGGCTGCTGGCGCGCGAGAAGCAGCTGCCCGTGGTGCTGCGGCGCGCCGAGGAGTACGCGCGCGAGGCGCTGCAGTGGCTGATCGACGACGGCGTGGCGCGCGAGGTGTCGGTGACCGCGGAGGTGGTGCGCGACGGCGTGCTGGGCCTGCGCGTGGAGATCGCGCGCAGCGGCAAGCCGGTGGCGAGCTACCGCTTCGAACGCTTCTGGAAGGGGCAGTGAAGTGGCGTTTGCGCGGCCCACGTTGACCGAGCTGATCGAGCGCGCCGCGAGCGACATCGAGGCCGCGCTGCCGGGCACGGACGCACGCCTGCGGCGTGCGAACCTGAACGTGCTGGCGCGCGTGCACGCCGGCGCGGTGCACGGGCTGTACGGATACCTGAAGTGGATGGCCGAGCAGCTGATGATCGACACGTGCGAGGGCCCGTACCTCGACCGCTACTCGAGCATCTGGGGCGTGACGCGGCGCCCGGCGGAGTTCGCGCAAGGCCCGGTGACGTTGAGCGGCACGAGCGGCGTCGTGGTGCCCGCCGGCTCGACGCTGCGGCGCGGCGACGGCACGACCTACACGACGATGGCCGATGCAACGCTGGCCAGCGGTGCTGCGACCGCGCAGGCCCTCGCCACTGCGGCCGGCGAGGCGGGCAACGCGGCGGCCGGGACGGCGCTCACGCTGACCGAGCCGATTGCGGGCGTCTCGTCGGCCGTCACCGTGGCAGCGGGCGCAATCGTCGGCGGCATCGACTCGGAGTCCGATGCAGCGCTGCGCGATCGCGTGCTGCTGCGCATCCGGCAGACGCCGATGGGCGGCGCGGCGTGGGACTACACGAGCTGGGCGCTCGAGGTGCCTGGCGTGACGCGCGCATGGGTCTATCCGCTCGAAGGCGGCCCGGGAACGGTGGTCGTGCGATTCGTGCGCGATGACGACGCTGCGCTGATCCCGGACGCGGCCGAAGTGGCCGCCGTGCAGGCGTACATCGACGAACGGCGGCCGGTGTGTGCGGCAGTCACGGTGGCTGCGCCCGTCGCCGCACCGCTGGATCTGACGATCACGCTGACGCCGGGCACGGCCGCCGTGAAGGCGGCCGTGCAGGCCGAGCTGCAAGACCTGCTGCGCCGCGAGGCAACGCCGGGCGGCACGCTGCTGGTGAGCCACATCCGCGAGGCGATCAGCGTGGCCGCAGGCGAGACCAACCACGTGCTGGTGACGCCGGCGGCCGACGTCGCGCATGCGGCCGGGCAGATCGCCACGCTCGGCACGATCACCTGGAGCTGACCCTTGGCCGACATCAGAACCTTGCAGCCAGGCGACGGCCTGACGATCGAAGACGAGCCTGCAACCCAGACGCTGCGCGTGAAGTTCGGGCCGGCGAGCGCGAGCTTTTTGCCGTTCTCATGGACTGCGGCCTACAACGCCGCATCGGTGGGGCGCAAGCTGCAGCAGACCGTCTGTCCGCTCGACGCTGGCGCGACCGGTGATGGTGTGGTCGACGACACCGCGGCCGTCACCAGCGTTGCGACCGCCGCGCCGGGGCGCCTGGTCAACGGCGCGGGCAAGACGTTCCGAGTGGCTGCGTTGCCCGCGGGATGGCGCATGCTCGACGGCGCGATCGAGCACTCGGCCACGGTGAACTACACCGACAAGTACAGCGTGATCGCGCTGGGCCCTGGCTCGCTGGCGAACAACCAGTTCGTGCCCGAGGTGCACGCGTCGTCGTACCCCGCGCCGTTCACGATGTGGGCCAGCGGCAACCACCTGGTGGCGATCGGCGGCGGCGCGCTGGGCGAGAACACGACCGGGCGGCGCAACACCGCCGTCGGCAGCCGATCCCTGGCGGGGTGCACCACCGGCTACTACAACACCGCCGGCGGCTCGCACAGCATGGAGAAGCTCACCACCGGTCACGAGAATGCCGCGTGGGGAGTGCAGGCGCTCAACAGCGTCACCAGCGGATCCGGCAACAGCGGCTTCGGCACGACGGCGCTGACGAACCTCACCACCGGCGACAACAACACGGCCGTCGGAAACCTGGCCGGGACTTACGCGACGACGTGCTACCGGACAACCCTGTTCGGCTACCGGGCGGGATTCGCGAACAACGCCGATGACCTGACCGCCTTCGGTGCCGACGCCGCGGTGTCCAACACGACGGGCGGGCAAGTCTGCGCGTTTGGGGTGAACGCGCTGCTGAACAACGTCACGGGGGCGCGCAAGGTCGCGATGGGGTGGAGCGCAGGGCGTCTGAGCACTGCCGACGACGTCGCCCTGGTCGGGGACCAGGCGGCCTACAACGCCACCACCGC